CAAAAGCTAGTTCCTTTATGGAAAACTGTAGCTAATGAACTTACACATCAATTATTAATACCAGACTTTGGAGATTCTAATTTGATGTGTGATTATGATGTCATGAATGTACGTGCATTACAAACTGATATGGATGCTCTTTATAAAAGAGTAAACATGGGTGTTTCTGGTGGTTGGATAACAATCGGTGAAGCAAGACAAGTAGTAGGTTTGGATGTCGACGAAAAGCACGAAGTATATTTAAGACCATTAAACATGTTACAAGTACCAGCTGATGGTTCTGAGCCTGTAATGACAGAAGAACAAGATGAGGGTTCAGATAATAATCCTGAAGCTGGACAATTACAAGCTGCTTCTTCTGATGGTGAATACTTAGCAAAGTATTTAAGAAAACTATATGATGAAAAAATGGAAGATGAAACTAAAGACACTTTAGATACAACATCAGCGAAACCAGAGAGTAGAAGAACAGGAAATGTAAAACCAAAACCAACACCACCTAGATTAAAAAATGAAAATATTGAAGAATTAAAAGTAAGTACTGAAGAAGCTGAAGTTTTACATGAATCACAATTTGAAGTAGCAGCTGAAAATGAAAAAAAAACTAAGTTTGAGTTAGCTTTAGAAAATAAAACTAAAAATAAAGACGATTCAATTATTGAAGCTAGACGTAAAGAAGCTTACGAACTTGCAAGTAAAATTGCAGATGAGCAAGCATCTAAATCTGTTTCTAATGGAATTAGTGAATCTTTATCTAAAAAAGTTAAAGAGCACAATTCTAACAATCCTAAACACAGCACTAATATTAGAACATTAGTTACTGTGTTTAATAGGGGTGTTGAGGCATTTAATACAAACCCTGATTCAGTGAAAAATAATATTAAATCATCTGAACAATGGGGAGTAGCCAGAGTAAATGGGTTCTTGCACGCTTTGCGTACAGAACAATTTAAAAGAAAACCTTATGACCAAGATTTATTACCTTCATCGCACTCACTCTCATCTAAGAATAGTGTTGATGAAAAAGTAGAATCTATAAATAAGTAATCTAATAAACTATTTTTAACAAGAACCCAAAGACACCTTAACATCTTTAAAAAGACATTTAATATGGTCTTAAATACCACCTCTTTCATAGTTTTTTGGTATATTTTACCTATATGCATCTAAATAAATCTGTTAACAAATTATTTAGGAGATGCACTCGTGAGTGAAGTAAAAAACATTGACTTAGAATTCAAGGGCGATGACGATGGTAAAGTCTCTGCAGTATTCTCAGTTTTCAATACATTAGATAGCGATGGTGACGTTGTTGTACCTGACGCTATAAAATCAGGATTCAAATCAGGTTCAGTACCAATGGTATGGGCTCATAAATGGGATATGCCAATAGGTAAAGGCGAAATCAAACAAGATGGCGATAAAGCTACTTTTGAAGGTTCGTTTTTCATGGATACAGATTCTGGAAAAGAAGCGTATAACTTAGTTAAAGCTATGGGTGACTTACAACAATGGTCATTCGGCTATAGAGTAAATGATAGTGAAAGGGGTGCTTTTGAAGATGAAGGAAAAGATATGGAAGCTAGATACCTTAAAGATTTATCAGTTTATGAAGTATCTCCGGTACTCGTTGGTGCAAATCAAGAAACTTACACAATGGCTATTAAGTCAAATAATGAGCTACTTAAAGAGCTTGCAGAAGAAAAAGGTGTTCTTGGACATTCAACATTCCTTGAGAATGAAGCTGAAGGAACTGAAGAATCAGATGGTGAATCTGAGGCTGAAGTACAGTCTTACGACGCTAATAGTCCAAAGGGAACACAAGAAGTATCAGATGAGGAAAAGGGAGATGGAAAATGCTCCTACGACTCAGACGGAAAATGTACAAAAGAAAACATGAAGAAGTCTGATGATACAGAGGAAATAGAAGTTTCAGAGGAAGATTCTAAATCTTACTCAGAAGAGGTCAAAGACGTGCTTGCTGCGTTACATGACTTGATGACACGGACTAACGCCATTGCGATGTTACGTGCCAAAGATGGAAGGAAATTAGGAGCTAAGGCTACAGAAGCATTAAGGGCAGTTCAAGATGACCTTACCGATGCCTGGACAGAAATTGACCAGTTTATCGAGGAAGTCGGAACCGAAAATGCTTTAGAGCTTGACTTAGATGAAGAACAATCTGAAGAGGTTGAGGAAACTGTTGTTGAAGCAGAAAACTCAACTGATGTGATTGAAGTAGAAGAATCAGAGACTGAAGAGGAAGTAGTAGAAGAATCTGCAGATGCAGAAGAAGTTGCTGTTGAACCAGAAGTTGAAGAGGAAGTTGCTGAAGACACACCAGAAGATAACACTGAGTCAGTCGAGTCTGAAGAACTTAGCGATGAGGTGTGGGCAGAATCTCAAAGACTTATAGCAGATGCTATAGTTGCTGAGGTATCTGACGACGAAGAAGTATAAGAATATCTAATAGGAGATATAACACAGTGAGTAAAGTAGAAGAGCTTAGAGAAAATATTGCTAAGTCTCGTGAAGAGCTTAAAACTGTATTTGACGCTCCAGCTGAAGAAGGAAAGTATTCACACGACCAAAAAGAGAAAATCAAAGGTCTGAATGAAGAACTTTCTGGTTCATTAGATGAGCTTAAGATTGAAGAATCAAAAGCTGCTAATGAAAAAGCTATGGAAGTTAACAACGAAGTTGTTAATGAACTTCCTGTAGTTGAAGAAGCTGATGCTGGCGTTAAATCAATAGGTGAGCAATTCACAGACACTGAAGCTTATGCAAAATACATGAGCAATGGTGTTAAAGGCGTAGATTCTCAAGCAGAATTTAAAACAACACTAAATACCACAGGATATCCACCAGAGAGCCTAAGAGCACCTGGAATATTAGAGACAGCTTTAAGAGACCCAAATGCTGTTATTGGATTGTTTGACCAAATTCAAACAGACCAAAACGCATTTGTATATCTTGAAGAGACAACTTTCACAAACAATGCAGGTGAAATCGCAGAATCTGGAGACATCTCCAGTGCAAACGAATCAGCATTGGCTTTCACTGAAAGAACAGAAAGCATTCGCAAGATTGCTACTTTCTTACCAGTGACAGATGAGTTGTTAGCAGACGTCTCAGGTATTCAAGGCTATGTCAACTCAAGATTATCAACAATGATGAAATTGAGAATGGACAACCAACTCATAAACGGGAATGGTACAGCTCCAAACTTGACTGGTGTATTGAATAAATCTGGTATTAACACATTTGCATATGGTTCATATTCAGGTGAGTTAAGAAGAATTGGTCAAATTTACCAAGCAATAACAGAAATCAGAAAAGACGCTTTCGTCGAACCTGATTCAATTGTTATGCATCCATCTGACTGGTACGACATCGTTACTACAACAAGTAGCGTTGAGACAAGCGGTTCAAGGAACCCATTGTTTGTCGTTGCTGGCGGATTTGGTGCAGATGCACAACCTCGTATTTGGGGTCTAAAAGTAGTTGCTTCAACTGCAATAGCAGAAGGAACAATGCTTGTAGGTAAGTTTGGCGGCGGCGACGCAGCTCAAATTGTTAGTAGACAAGGTGTAGACCTTGCAGTTTCTGACAGTCATAGTGATTTCTTTGCGAAGAATCAATTGGCAATCAGACTGACAATGAGAATGGGTTTTGTCGTTTATAAGCCAACAGCTTTCTGTTCTATAACAGCAATGTAATAGAACTTTTAAGTAAGTTATATATAGGGGTTCTTAGGAGCCCCTATATTTTTGGGTTAGATAATACCAAGCAAATTATCTTTATAAGTTAGGATTAATCATTATGTATACAATTCCAGAAAAGAACATTTATAAGCTACCTGATGGAAAGATTTGGGAAGGTGCTCCAGTTGATGTGCCTACATCTCAAGCTGACTTGATTGCTAAAGCTGGTAAAGAGTACCCTACTTCTTGGCTCAAAGAGCAAGGTTGGGGAAAGAAAAAAGCTGCTCCTAAAAAAGCTGCTTCTAAACCAGCTGAAAAAGCAGTTAAAAAATCAGACGTAGAAGATAAAGCAGTTAAAAAAGACGTCGAAGACAAGTAGGAGGTCTAAATGGCTTTCTCAACGGCAGCTAATGTCGAGTCATATACTCAGATAAACTTTGACTCTAGTATAGAGACACATTTAACAAACAACTTAATACCATTTGTCGATGCAAGTATTGAACAATATGTTGGATATACATTAACACATGGTTCTAAAACGGAAACCTTTACAGGAGACCAAACTAAAGAAATATTCTTAAGACACTTACCTATTCGTTCAATTACTTCTGTAGTTGAAGACGGAATAACTCTAACACTAGGAAATGAAGCTGATTTCGTTTTTTATGATAGTGGTAGATTAAGAAGATTAGGTAAAAGATGGTCTTATGCTAAAGAACAAAATATAGTTGTAACATATGTTTCTGGATATACCGCATTCGGTGGTGGACAGTCGACAGATTTACCAATACAAATTAAAATGGTATCTTCCAGAGCAGCTGCAAGATTATTAGAAAATACTCTTTCAGTATCATCTCAACAGGAACCTGGCGAAGTATCTGCACAAGGTTCAAGTACTGCTGGTAATTTTAACTTAGCAGCATCAGAAAGAATAGGGGACTACGGAATAGATTATGCAGTAGGTACTGAGGCATTATCAGTATCACCTTTAACTAGTTCAGATATGAATCTATTAGCTCCTTTCAGAAAATCTTACTTTGTGTAATGCCTAATAAGGTTACACCCACAATAGAAGAGGCAAATAAGCTTTTTAAATCTAAACCTCAATATAAATTAAAAGATTGGGCAAAAGAATGGGGAGTTTCCATAGAGAGAGTGAGACAAATCAAAGAACAAGCAGGTATAGTACCTATGTCTGAAATAGATGAAAATATAGTAGAAGTAATTGTTGATAGAATAGAGAACGGTGAATCAACTCTGACAAATAGAACACTATATACAGGATTACCAATAGGTTACGATAGATTCAAAAGCTGGATGATTAAAGACCCAAGTATAAAAGAAAAGTGTGATGAAGCTAGAGAAAATTATTTATCATCTGACAAAACCGAAAAGAAATGTTACAGATGTGAAGATATACTTCCTATTCAGTCTTTTAATAAAAGTCAGAAATATAATGATGGCTACAGCAGATACTGTGTTGAATGTCAGTCAACTATTATTGAAAATAAAGATGAAATCAAAAGAAAAACTTGTTTTCTCTGTAAAAAATCTTTATCAGTTAAATCTTTTAATAAAAATAGAACTATGAAAGATGGATTTTCATTATTTTGTAAGAACTGCCAATCTAAAGAACGTAGAGCTAAGAGAAGACTAAATAACATAATCTAACAATCTAACTGCTAGATTTATAGTATGGCAGGCTCATATCCAGAACGTTTATTAATACATAGAGTTACAA